TACCCTCATCAGGTACAGGCCAACACCGGCATACCCAAGCCTGTGTGGTATCCCTCGAATCTCCAAAGATCGGTTGGTTAGCGATCTGGACAATTCTTATGACTTGTCATAGGAGTCCCATGCAACTAAACATTCTTCGTTCCCTAAGTTGATAACTTGGGGTAGTCGAAAGGTGACTTGCATGAACTGATCCTAACCTTCAAGTACCTTAGCCTCGGTCGTGACCCTATAAACGGGCAACGCGATGGGCCTTTGGTATCCTGTCAGCGGGGAACAATCTCCTGTCAACATAACCAATCAAAGACGACAAATGAAAGCATCTAATAAACATAATACACCTGCCTCTAATAATATTAATATTGGAGACTTGGGTACTGTCTTTAAAAGTACTCTCATTCGCTGGCTCTGAAAGGTGTGTCAGTGGTTGAATAAGTTTTACCTTAGTCAACCAGGGATACTCACAGATCTTCTCCCTCTACTCCACACTCTTGATCGTGTATGAACTACACGAGGCAAAGCAGGTTTCGTCACTTATGTGAAGGAACTTCGCCGAGCGTTTTACGGTTACTTGTCTGGTAACAGTGAAGCTAAGGGTGGGGTGAGGTGTACTAGTGATGGAATCCCCGTGGTTCTAGGCAATATGATCCCAAGATTACGTAGGGCAGAAGGTGCCACGGAAACGTGCCGCCTTTTGACTACTATCCTTGTTGTTTCACGTTGCTTAAACACCGGTTCTTCTCCGGATATCACTTCAATAACGTCCCCTTGTTCAAAGGTAAGACCAAGTGTTGGAGGAAATCCCCGGAAGTTCTGGAAAGAACTCGGGTATACCTCAAGCAAAGATCGAGTACCTAATGGTGTCTATTGAAAATCTTGTCACCTAACTACAAAGACGGGTCCTAACGGACACGCCCTGTGGTTTAGTTTGATTGATCTTCAAACTTTAGATTGTGAGATCTGAAACGATCTCTATATCTTAGGTGGTCCGAAATTCAAAAGTAAATGTTCAACTCTGAGGGAAGCTGCTGATCTTAAAGCAGTACCTTCGGGCTTTCAACCTGTAGACATGTCTACCTTTCCTGATCCATGTACACGAAAGTTATCGTGGTTTCCGGATAAGGAAGATAAAGTGAGGGTTATTGGAATACTTGACTATTGATCACAGTCGGTATTACGTAACCTTCATGCCTACCTGTTTCGAGTCCTAAGGAAAATCCCCCAGGATTGCACATTTAACCAGGGATCCTTCAAAGACCGAATAGCTTCGTGGACTAGATTCCACAGTCTCGACCTTACGGCCGCGACTGACAGGTTTCCTATATCCACAATCTGTGAGGTCCTTGGAGGGCATTTTCCTCAGACTTACGTGTCTTCTTGAAGACGCGTTATGTCGGGCCGACCCTTTAGATGAACAACCGATGCGGGTACTGAAGAAGTTACCTACACTGTTGGAAATCCAATGGGTGCTTATTCTTCTTGGGCAACTTTCGCGCTGTCACATCACTATGTGGTGTTTCGAGCGTGCGAGCTGCTAGGGAAGAACTGGG